ACTATTAACTGAACAAGAAGAAAGTCTTTATTGATGAGGTTTAATTCACTTAACATGATGGTAAAGGTTGCGACTTGGATTAAACGATGGCTTGATTTATCACACCCAGAACCTTGGAGGAAATCTAATGGGACTACCAGACAAAGCACAGAAAGTATTCGACAAAGTAGTGGAATGGGATCGGAACCTAGCAAAGAGGTTTCAAGATAAGTTTAACTTGACAGATTACCAGATGCTTGTGGTATCATTTACAAAAGGATTTATTATTGGTGCTATTTTACTTTAATGGAATTAAACGATACCAATGTAATTGAAGTTCTTAATGAACTCTTACCATACATCGAAGCAGATGGTGGTTGGTTAGAATATGTTGAGACAGACTATACTGCAGAAGGAAACTTTGTTAAGGTAAGACTTGGTGGTGCATGTTCTACATGTGCTATGAGTTCTATGACTTTAAAGCAGGGTATAGAAAAGAAACTAATGATGGAAATTCCAGATGTGACAGGAGTGATTCAAGTATTATGAGTATGTTTGATTCAATTAAAAATATTTTTTCTAAAGGAGAAGTAGGTGTAGGAAGATCCAATCCTTTAGATTCAATGCCTATAGCAAATGGTACTAACAGATATGCAACACCAGAAAAAATGACAGAAATAGAATCTAATCCTAGACCAGAAGAAGAAATTGCTGATTGGTTTGATGAAAGTGATCAGATAGAATATGAAAAGAATTATGCTTCTCGCCACGAATCTTCACCAGATTTTGAGAAGAGTGCAAAAGAAGTTGTGACAATGCATGAGAAGATGTATAGGATAGCAACTTCAAAATATAATCCTTTTTCTATAGGTGGATCAGAAAACATTCATGATTTTGATGTTCAAAAAAATTCACCTTGGCCTGGTGGATCAGAAAATTTTCAAGGAGGTTCTGAAAACATAACATAGTCAGTGAGTCCACACACAATTAGGTATTTTTTACTACTATATGGTATAAATATATGCATAGTACGGGATTGAAAGATCATGCCCCTTACGCAACAGAAGCATTACACTGTAGGTTATCACGACTTACAACAACAACATTATGAAATATGTGAGTATGCAATGAGTGCATATGAAGCAATAGAACATAGTAAAGAGGATGTTCCCTATCTACAGGGACATCCTCATTTTATTGATTACTGTAAGAATCAGGAAGTAGATAATATTTCCCGTCTTATGGCTGCAGGTATTCCAATGGGACATTAACTATGAAACATGAAATCATGTGGTGGATGAGTAGACTCACCATCATGGGAGTATCTCTAGCACTATCAGTTAGACTTGCTGCAGAAGCATATGTCTGAGGTAGTGTGGTCAATTAATATAATGATAGCTATACTATTAGTATCTGTAGGTGTTGTAATTTACTACATATTCATGTATGATACATGGTATCCTAATGAGCGACAAAACATTGCAGGATCTGAAAGTGGACGCACACATAGCAGTGTTGCACACCAAAGTTGATTCATTAATAGAGAAACAAAAAGAACTTACTGGCAGAGTACGTGCTAATGAGAAGGTAGTTGCTGCTATTGGTCTGTTGGGATCGATAGCACTTGCTTTTATTGGAGCAGGATATTTTGCACCCAAAGCAGAAGCACATATGGGTCATGACTTTCCTACAGGTGAATGGATACAGAAATTAAGGGATTGGGAATCGAGACAAGATAGAACTTCAGTAGATGAGATGCTAAATAATGCACTAGCTGATATGGAGTGGAATTATGGGAGCGATGACCCCACCAAGCAGGAAGAGTTGTTACAACTTCCGAGTAGTGAAGATTAATCGTGTTGTTGACGGCGATACTATTGATGTCACCATTGATCTTGGGTTTGACTTATACAAGAAAGAAAGAGTTAGAGTTGCAGGAGTTGATACGCCAGAGAAGAGAACAAGAGATAAGGAAGAGAAAGCATTGGGATTAGATGCTACTGATTGGTTAAAGGATAAACTTAATGAAACTATTAAGGGTGATGAAGAACTCATTATTAGAACTGAACTTAAGGGTGGCGTTGGGAAGTATGGTAGGCTTCTTGGTTGGCTCTATGTTGGCGATTCTACTCTTTCACTAAATGAACAAATGATTACGGAGGGTTATGCTTGGGCATATGATGGCGGCACTAAACAGAAAAATTTTGAGGAGTTACGTGAGATTAGGCGTTCGTTTGGGACACTGGCAGAGTAACGATCAAGTATACATAGATTTGCACGGTAAAACTGGCAGACGAGTATACGCTGAGTGGAATATACCAACGGAGGAATACGAAAACTATGGACATACAAAAGGCAGCTAGTACAGTTACAGCAGCAGCAGTTGTAGGAACTGGTGCAATAGTTGGTGGTAATCACCAGATTGATAAGATGCAGGGTGGTCCTCAGAAGAGAGAGGATGCTAAGATAGAAGCAATCAGACAGGTGGTTAGAGAAGAAATCTATATACAGTTAGTTAATAACTGGCCTAAGAGTTCTGGACCTGTCAAAGGTCTTAAAGATCCTAAGCAAAATTATCGTGAACAAATCCCACAACAGTAAGGATAAGGTTATTGACCTTATTAGGTTTGTAATCTTTTTTCAATTAGCAATAGTGGGAGCAACTATATTTGGTTGCTTCATGCCTGGTAAGGTATGTGATTCAGATGTGAAACAACATATTGCTAACATGATGACTGTTATAACTACTTCTACATTTGCATTATACGCAGCAGAAAAATGAAAAACATTCCAATACCAGTGATCACATTCTTAGCAGCACAATTAGGTGGTGCTATTTGGTTTGCTGCACAGTTAGATTCTAGAGTAACCAGTCTTGAGACTGAAGATTACACAGAACAACTAACGATGATAAAAGAGAATCGTAGATACATCCAAGAAGCAATCATGCCTAGCTATGAAATTGGTGACAACTGGAACAATCCACACCATGATAACTGGGTCAAAGCAGGTGGCTGGAACGACTAGTGGGCATTCATATCCCACTGATAGGGATTGGAGATCAAACTATCCCTAGAGTTACCGTTAACGGTACAGGGATACCTCTTGTTCGGCCTGTTACTTCTGGTATCAGACCTGTAGGTAATCTTCGTAGTGTTCAGGTAGCAGATAACCGTGTCTGGATGGTCAATCCACCTCAAGCAGTTCCAATAGATGTACCCGTAACAGTACTTGCTGGTACACCTATTGTTAACATGCCTGGATGTGTCACAGTACACAAAGAGAATGCTAAAAGGGATCCATCCAGAAATAAAATGCTGGTTAATGATGATCCTAAAGGACAGACCACATTATGTGATGCTGGTATGCCTTACTATCAACCACCTGATTATGATTACAGGGAGTTGAGTTGGCAGACAGTTTATATGGATCAGGATCAGGAACCAGAGGGTATTGATACTGAAGCACCTGAAGCACCTGTTCCAGATACTCCTAATCCTCCTCCTACAGAAGCACCAGAGGGTGATCCAGAGTGTCCTGGTCCTTTAGATCTTAGACTAGGAGCAGTTGGACCTAATCAAAAAGAAAAGGTTGTTGGTCACGAGTTACAACCCGATCCTAACAACCTTAATAAAAAAATATGTGTAGCATTGTATGAGGACATAGGGGTAGTAGAACAGTACCTACCCAGTGCTCAGATTGTTGTTACTACAGCAACTATTGCGTCTGTGGCTGCTTCATCTGCCCTACTTGCCAAACCCCTAGCAGATCTGCTTCTGAAGGTTGTGAAACCTGCTGTGAAGAAGGTGATTGGAAAGGTAAACGCAATCCTCGGAAAAACCCCTTACCGTTTGACTGAAGCTGAGAAGAAGACGAATCAATATCGTTTGAAGAAAGGTCTTCTTGAGATACCGTTTGCGAAGAATCATGCGAAGAGGGAGAAGGCTCAGAAGAAGAAGAGTCAAAGTTAGGTTGAGGTAGGTCGTGACTATGTGGATGTAGTTGACCACCTGGATTTGTTACTACAACGTCAGCACATACAGATGCATAAGGTGACTGAGGGTGGAAGTATATACCAGCCTTCTTGAGTTCACCACAATTTTTTAGTCTTGCGATCTCAAAGTCTAACCGCTTGTTGGCAATCAATTGATTTTGCATATCAACATTTGCTGTTGCAGCTTCCTTACACAAACGCTGCATACCTCTGTTCAATGGTATTGAAAGCGTAGCAGAGAGTCCTAAGTTGAAACTCTGGTTCGCTCTCATGTCTGTACGCACAGGTTTATACCATGATGGTGTCATGCTACCACCAGTATCAACTATATCTGGTACACCATTAGGACCATCTACATCCTGAATGATTGTGATGTCAGCACCATCTTCAAACCATCTAGTACCATCTGCTTTTGTTCTGTCATCATACCAGTCTTCCCAAGGGTAGTTCTGTACAGTAACATAGGTAGGAGTCATAGTACCACTGATATCAGTAGTATTATACTGTGGCTCATTATAAAAATCTTCCCAAGGATCCTTCCTACTGTCAGCAAACTGAATGTATGGTGTCATGTTAAGAGTCGTACCTTGACATGATACCCCATTACCGTAGGTGTTAGTTACATATGGACCTTGTAAAACCTGTATTGCCTGGTTAGTTACTGAGCCAGAAGAGTTGGCGATAGGATTAGCAGTAGCACTTACACCACCAACACCTTCTGCCAAGGCTTTCATTGGTAGTAAAGAATTAAGTCCGAGAACCGTTGCTATTACTGCGTAAACACGCTTGTTGTATCGGTGACTGACTCTATTGATGTTACTCTTTGGATGATAGTTTGATTGGTCATCCCTGGTCCTTGATAACTCTGGGTAAATTGAAACGCTGCCCCTGGAGTCGTCTGTGTAAATTGACTCTGAGTGTTGAAGTCCAATGCATCGTAGGAAGAAGTCACGCTTCCTGTTATTGCACCGTCTGCCCCGTTGGTTCCTTGACCCACGGTTACTGTTGATGTTGTCACGTTGGGGTTGAGTGCTGCTCCATCGTTGGATACGCCTACCCCTGTCACTGAATATTCCCATCCTGTTCTATAATCAATTGAATTTATCGTCTCAGTTACAGTGCTTTCAGTTTCTGTATGACTAGTCATACTTCCCTGCTGGAAATTGGGGACCACAGGCACTGCGTTTGCTGCGGTTCCCATACAACTAAGCCATAGTAGTACTATAACTCGTCTCATTCTCACTAGTTCAGCTGAAGCTCTGTAACAAATTGTCCAGTGGCCACAGTACCTGCTCCACCAGCCGTTACGGTCAGAGCACCTTGGGAATTTACAGTCCCAGCCAGGTTTCCTGCGGTTCCTGCACCAGTAGACAATTGATCACTCAATGCACTAACAGCACCTACTGAAGGAGCAGATGTTACCAGAGCATCTCCTTGAGTGAACGCAGTAGAGAAGCTGAATGCCTCACCTGGATCGTCTTGTGTAGCACTAATAGTACCAGGACCATAGACACCTGATGCTATAGCACCAGCACTCACTGTGTTAGCTGTCGTACCATCGGTTGTGTCTACGTTAGTACCAGATATACTATAGGAATTACCTACTCGTTGCATCTGTGTTGCAGCTGCGTTAACTTGTAGCTGAACACTAGAGGTAAATCTAGATGTTAGATCAGCTTTCACTGGTGTTGCTAGAGCACCTACACTAGCAAGCATAATTAAAGGAATAAATTTTTTCATATACAGAGACAATTTCCTTCACAGTATTTATACTTCTTCATATTGTTAGGTTTTATACCGTTTGATTAGTAGATCTTATGGCACTAATGACAGTATCTTATAGAGGTGTGAGTATCCGTACCTAGTGGTCTTGACAAGACTTTAACCTTTGCTATATAATTATGTTACACTTCTTTACAAACTAAAAATGACTACCATAACCGAATACGGTAAACAAAATATGTTTGCGAAGGAACCACCTATCCAAGTTATACAACAGGACAAAACCATGAATGAAAATGCAGAGCTACAGAACGGACGTTGGGCAATGGTCGGCATTCTTGCTGGACTAGGTGCTTACCTAACAACAGGACAAATCATACCAGGAGTATTCTAATGACACCAGAAGCAGAAAAGTTTAACGGTTGGATGGCTATGATTGGATTCGTAGCAGCAATCGGAGCATACGCAACCACTGGCCAAATTATTCCAGGTATATTCTAATGACTAATGCAATCATCTGGCAGAGAGCCAACGGTAGAGCAGCAATGATCCTTTTCTGGGGTCTAGTGAGTGCTTATACCTATGTTAAATACTTTACATAACTAAATAAACTTAAAGAGGATAAATAAAATT